AATTTTACATTGTCTACATAATTATTTTTCGCTGTCATAATGTTCCTTCACATATTGTTAAAATATCATTCATAATTTTAGCTTGCGTCGCATTGATTTTTCTATTTTCAAATATGAAATTCATCATATCTACCGTGTCTTCTACATAAGAAGCTTTTGGCGCATCACTAATGTTAGATAATCTATCCAACAATTTTAATGTCAACCCGTAGCTTGACATTCCAACCATTTTGTTTTTCAAATAAACAACTTTGCCTACCTTCTTAATTTCTTTATCGTCAGAAGTTAATTCAGCAACAAGACTCGCAACAAAGCCACCAAATAATGAAGTTATTTCAGATAATGTAGTATCTGTATCCTCAACTGTATCGTGTAACAAACAAACTACTTTTAATTCGTCGATACGCTTTGATGTTTTGTATTTAGGTAATAACGCCGCAACGTGGATAGGGTGAGATATATAAGGATTTCCAGTTACCTTTCTTGTTTGACCATAGTGTTTAGCAGTAGCAAATTCTAAAGCCATTTCAACGATACACATTTTAACCTCCAATTTTTAAATTCAACTAATTATAACCTATTAGGATCTAAAAGTAAAGCTTTATTTTTAATAATTTTGACAAATGCAAAAGCCAGCTTGTTAGGCTGGCTTTAATAGTTAAAACGGTTTGGCTAGTATTAATGCGGAAACGTCAATAGTATCCATTTTCAAATCTTGAAACACAATGACGACTTTCACACCTGTCGGCGATGGTATTGGCTCAGAAACAATTGTTACCGGATTATCTGACGATTTAATATATGCCTGTTTGCCGATTAGCGTATCAGCCATCAATAGTTTTCCCAGCTTGTAAATCCTTTAAGGTTAACCCGTTAGTGAACTGAATATGCGCCAGTTCTTTAAACTTAACCCAATCACCCGCCCATTCAAACCCTACTTCTTTGGCAATATGACCGGCTTTAGTAAACGCCGCCGTGTCTGCCCATTGAGCTTTACCATTAACAATAGGAACGAAATCTAATGCCAACTTATAATTATGCCAAGATTGACCACCTTTAGCATTAGTCACTTTTTTACCCGCTGTGGTTCTACCTTGCGCGTATAAGGCGTTTTGGCTTTCATTATCACGATATGTTGATGTGATTAAAATATCCAACCCGTGTTCTTTACATTTAGCTAAAAACTTTTCAGCCATTGCTTTAACTTTTGGATGTAAGTCGTTCAAATCTCTGCTGTTAATCATAGTTTATCCTATTTTTTAATGTATTTGTTATAACCAGCAACCCAATCAGTAGCAAACATATCTTGGGCAGTTTTCAAATTAAGTGTACCTTTACAAACCGCCCTATGTGCCCAAGATTCTAACACATCTTTTTTAGTCGCGTGGTTTACACCGTATCTAGGCTCTGGCCAAAGGTTAGCTGGGTCAGAAGGAGCGCCGCCTACCGATAATGGAATAAGATGGTCTTCCTCATAATGCTTAGGGTCTTTATCGACATAACCATATTCTTTAATTTGCTTCAACTTTAATTTGTTGGTGTAATAAGAAGGAGGTCTAATCGTAGCAGTATAATTAGGGACACAAACAGTTGATTTGATATTACCAGTGGTGACGTTTGGGTTTAACGCGCCGGCGGTTAATTTAGCGTTTGGTAAACCATCAGCAATAGCAAGTGACGGTAGCAATAATGCAACTAATAATAGTTTTTTCATTTATTTGCGCCCACTAATGCGTAAGTTTTATGCTGAATTGGGATAGTTTTAGCATTTCCCCACGTACTAATACGTTCTGGTGTTTCTTGTGCACCTGCTAATTCTTTAATGGTAGTTTGAAGCGCTTCAACCTGTTGCTCCAAAATAACATTTTTACGTTTCAGATTATCAAATTTGACGTGCACGTTAGCAACATCATTTTCTAAATCTCTAATTCTTTCACTTTTATTTTTACCGAATAATGCCATTATAGTTCTCTCAATTTATGAATCGTTAACCAAAACCAACTTCCAATCAAAATACCGCTCACCACAGCAATTAAAATAATCATAACATTGACTCCAATTCTTTAATCATTCTTGGGATATATGCTTTTTCCACTTTAATATTATCACCATCATCTAACCCGTATAAAGTACAAAAACCTTCTTCTTTCTTAGTAATAGCGTATTTTGAATCCCACTCACCGTTACAAGTTCTATGGATAATAGTATTATTTGAATCACGTTGTAATACGTTATATTTTTTTGTAGATACTACATCAGAAAGCAAAAGTTTATCGCCGATATGTACCTTTAACATTGAAATAAACAAACTCAAATGTTTTGAATTTAACATAATCATACCGTTCTTTTTGATTATGTTTATGTATTTTCCGTTACAAGAATTTGTATAAGAAAATGGGTACAACGGATTATCTTCTCGTGATGTTTGTTTTTCTATGATATTAATCTTAGTGTCTCTACACAGACTTGTAATAATACAATAAGCAGATTTTCTAAGATTAGACTCATTACAATCATTTAATTTTAAATCTACCTCAAACTCATTCTGTTCTAACAAGTCTGACAAAAAAATAGCAAGACTAGATTTACCCGCGCCGGCTGCGCCTGAGATTTCAATGTTTAACTCTTTCATTATAATATCCTAATCGCAACTTGAAGAAGAACTGCTAGAATCACTTGAGTATGACGAACTGCTATCACAAGAACTAGAATAAGATGAAGCGCTACTATATGAACTAGAAGAACTATCGTCATATATAGCAGTGATTGCAGATACCGCTGAAGGAAAATAATCGTCTTCAGATGAAATTGTAACCGGACGATTTTTTGGTCGTCTATAAGTAGATACAGGTTCTTCTGGTTTAGGGTTTCCCTCTAACAAATCAATTTTATCTTGTAACATTTTAATCGTACGGTTTTGTTCTGTAATTAGAATACGCAATTCTTCAATTTTATCTTTATCTCTATTAAACCATCCCATAATAATTCTCCTTATTTAATGTGGTCAAGCACATCAGCTTCATCACGGTCTATTCTTACTTCAAGGTATCTTGGTAGGAATAGTGAATATGTATCAGAACCTTTAGATTTAATTTTGGTGTTATACTTAACCTCGATAATTTTACCTAAAAAGTCACCATTTTTTCTATCGTCATCGTTTAAGCCTGAACCTACTGATACCTTTACTTTACCGTCTTCAGACTCACATAACAACGCACCAATTTGACCTTCGTATTTAGAACCGATAGCGCCGCCTTGAATAGCGACTACTCGTAATGAAGTAGTTTCTTCACCTTTAAATTTAATTTGAGAAGCAGAACGTTTTGGTTCCCAGATAGCGTTCATAGCTTTAAGGATAATTCCCTCAAAACCTTGCGCGTAATAATCTTCATAAATTGCTCTGGCTTCATCTAAAGAGTTAACGATAAAACTAGGAACAAGCGATAGTTTACCGGTTAACCCTAAAGTAGATAAATAGTCAAATCTTTCAATATAAGGAGTAGACTGTTTTTGGTCAACCCAGCTATCGTAGTTAATAATATCCCAAACGGTCATAGTAATTTTAGCCGCTTCAGCTTCAGAGATAGTGCCTTTGTTAGCTTTATTCAAAATGCCGTTACCAGTTTGACGGTCAAGCTCTACGCCATTTTCTGATACCAATAACTCACCATCAAATACCACATCAGCGCCTTTAGCCGCGTCAATAAATTCTTTTTCAAGGTTGCCTAATAGGTCAAAGGTTTTACCGTTTCTTGAATAGAAAGTAACAGTATCACCTTTAACCACAACATTACAACGCAAGCCGTCAAGCTTTTTTTGAGCGATAGCTGGATAAACCATTTTAGCCAGCACTTTATCGTTCATAGGAGTACATAACATAGTGTCAAAAGTTGGAATCAAATCTTTCCAAATTTTATTCACGGTAGGAGTAGAAACGCCGCAATCTAAATCTTTTTTAATGATTAACTGGATTACCTTAGCGTCATCAGCAGATACGTCAGAAAGGATATTAGATAAAAATTCGATAGCTTTGTTGCCGGTAACTTTACGGTCAGCCAAATCATTCATACGTTCTAAGGCTTCAATCAATTCAACGTTTTTACCATTAGTAACATACGCAGGGATTTTGCGTTGGTAATACTGGATATGTGACGCTAACGTACGAATCAAAACAGATTTCAACAATGAATTATCAACATGCTTTTTAAGGATAGCTTCTTTTTCAAGTCTAGAATTAGTAGATTTTAATTCTTCAACGATAGATATAACAGACATTTCAAACTCCAATTTAATTACGGTTTAACTTCATTAAGATCTATTATACTCTGTTTTTATGAAAAGTAAAGCTTTTTTTAAATTATTTTTGATAATTGTATCACAGTTTCAGCATTATTTTTAAACAGAATACCAGTACCGCCGGCGTCTTTCCAAGCTGTAATGTTTCTAGGTAAATCGTCAATCAAAACGTCTGTAGGAGATTTGATGTATTTTGCCTTTTTAGCGCCACCAATTACTGTATTCACTTTGATATCTTTATCTAGGTATTTCTTAACCCAAGCAATTTTGTCGGCTTTAGCGGTAACCAATTTTCCACTGGGTATAGGTAAGCTTGTTAAGATTTCTAAATTAATTGTACCATCATCATGTAATCGTTTAAGATGTGAGAACAAAGTTTTGTAATTAGGTAATGGGTCAAGATTTAAAAACAAATGATCAACTTCTGCTAGTTTTGCCCATGCTTTAAAAGCGCCTAACTCAGCAAAAAATTGTTTTGTTGGCTGATTAAATAAAGCATCAACCCCACCGTCAAAATTAGCCATAACCCCATCTAAATCTAAATAGACATTTATCATTTATTTCCCTCCATTATATTTTTGATAACACATGATACAGACTCACCGGCTTTAAAGTTATCCCAGAATTTCAAAAATGAGAAAATCGAATTTGACTCAGGATTTTTCAAATAGGCTTCATGCGTTGTAATTGCCTGCTGAATTTCACTTAACTTTTTCTCAGCTTGGTATAGCCTTGGGTTGATACTATCTTTAATCAAATTAGCAAACATTCTTGACGTATCATTTCCTTTTTCAAAGTGGTGTTGGAAACACCACTCAGCGAAAAATTTACAACCGTCTTTGCTTTTATTTATGCTATAACTGGCATATATCCCGTTCAGAACAATTAACCCAACAAACCCTAGTTCCGGATCTTCTTCAATTATGTAAAAATTAGTTGCGCCATCATCAGTAATGACCGTATCGCCTAACCGGTAACTATTCAAAGTACAGGTCAACTCCTTCGTTTGAATTTCAACTTTATTAACATAAAACGAATCATAACAACCCATATTATTCCTCGTAGTATTTGTTAAATAGGAACTCTCTAAAATCAGCAGCTAACCTTTGGTGAGTTGCTAAAGAACAACACAAAAGCCATTCACGAGTGTCACCTTTTGAATCAAAGTATCCTAGAGAAGTTATAGGTTTCCCGTTGTCCATACATCTTTCAATAGAAAATGGGTTCAACAACTCAAAATCAATTTCAAAATCGGCGGTAGACAATTCAGCGGCACGCGCCTTAGTTAACTCAGCAATCTCTTTATTTTTTCTATCAATGATAGTTTCATAACTTTCAATCAACACATCTTTTTCACTTTTGAATCCGAACATAGTATTTCCTCAGTTTTTGTTTGCAATAAATTTAATCAGTTTATTCAATAAAGCTTCAGTTTCAACATCTAATTTCATAGAATAATCTTTGTACTCAAGTGTTTTGTATTTGTGGCAGCAAGCACATAAAGTTTGAATATTTGATTTAGCATTAACTTGTTCCTCAGCCCAGCCGTTTGCGAAAGCTCTTTTCTTAGGGTAAACATGGTCTGCTTCAAGTTGAGATGTTTTCAAAATAGTACTGGTACAACGAAAGCCTAATCTACCATCAACATTTTCGCAGTAGGTATTTAAATGTTGGCGGTGACCACTTTTAGCATTAGATTGTTCAAACCGGTCAGCGTAACCGGCGATTTTTGCCTTTTCATCTTGTTTATGTAGTTTTTGCGCAGCCGCACTATGAAAACCATTTGTTTTTGCTTTTTCGTTTTGTTTATGTAGTTTTAAAGCCGCCGCGCTGGGAAACCCAGCTTTAATTGCTTTTGCTTCTTCAGACTGGCGCACTTTATCCGCATGGTCTTCAAATCCTTCATAATACGCTACTTCATTTTGATAATCTTTGTAATGCGGTAAGCAGTAACTGCGTAAAATTGGTGCACCAGTCTTTTTATTTGTACCGGCAGATGTTCTTTCATTTTTACAACCACGAACTAAACAAATATTGCTCATAATATACGCTCCAAATTAACAAGGGTTTAACTTCATTAAGATCTATTATACTCTGTTTTTACCAAAAGTAAAGCTTTATTTTAAATTATTTTTACGAACAACGCTGTTATCTTCAAGCAAAGAACAAAACATATAGAATTTATCAACAACATCTAACATAGCTTCAGCCGCCGGATTATTTTCTAGCATTTCATAATGCGCAAGAAGATTACGCATTCTAAGGTAAACAATAGGATCGTTTGAAATTCTTGAAATTTCAGTAAGTTTGGTGATAACATTTGACATCAGTTACCTCCACAGTCTTGACTTGAACGAATTGGCCAACCGCGACCACGTTCTTCTTTCATACGAACCATTTGATCAATTACTTCAGGGTCTTGAAGCAATTTTTCGAACTCAACTTGAGGATCGTACATTTCACCGGTTACTCTATCTTCAACTAACATATCACACTCCGAATAATTTAAGGTTTAACTTCATTACGATCTATTATACTCTCTTTTTATGAAAAGTAAAGCTTTTTTTTAAATTATTTTACCACCGGCGTTTGCCAAATCCTATAGAAATACTGAAGCATAACACAATGATATGTAACTCAAAAGGGTAAACGTCATTATCCCACCTAACGCCTACCCCAACGTGTTTTTCAATCATGAAATAAATTCTACCAGAACCAAACATCTATTTTGGTAAATAAAGAAACGGAATCAACGCCACAAATGTAACTGAAAATGACAAAAGTAAAATGTTATCCATTAATCTGTTTCTCCGCATCTTTCCAGTTAGATTCAGCATCAGTAGAACCGTTGAGCCAAAGGTAATAAGCCGCTTCTTCTACCTGTTTGTTTTTATCCTCAACATAATTCATATACACTTCTGCCGCTTCCTCAGATGAATTCACTGACTTAAATAGATTCCTAAATTTTGTTAGCATATTTTCTCCAATAATCAATCAAATTATACCGTTTACGCATTTTGTTAATTTTAGGCATATGTAGCATATTAACTACAAGCCTATCGGCAGCTTCGCTAGAAATCTGCTCGTATCTTGTTTCCCTATATCTAGTGATAAACCCTAACGCATTATATCGCGTATTCATAAATCGAGACTTGCGTCGCGAGTAAAACAATTTTAGATTTCGTTTTCGTAAATCTTGTAATATCATAGTTAAGCCTTAACGAATTGTTTGAAGTTATCAACTAAACCTTGTTGGAAGTTTTCATCGAGTTCAGACTTTTCTGGTGAAAGGTATTCTGGAATTACAGGGTATTG